CATGGCCAACGTCCTGGCCAGAGTTGACGAGCTGGATCACGAGATCGAGCAGCTGAGGCATGAGAAGGCCCAGCTGATCCTGAAGATCAGCAACGCCATCGAGAAGCTGGAGGACGACACGGAGAAGGTCGTCCTGACTGAGTTCTACATCGCCCGGGCGCCGATGTCTCAGGTGGCTGAGACCATCCACTACAGCATCCGCCGGGCCTACTACTACCGCAAGAGCGGCGTCGAACATTTAGGGGAGGTGCTGGGATGATACGACTCCTGCATGGCGACTGTCTGGCAATGCTGAAAGAGGTGGAGCCTGGCAGCGTGGACCTGGTCCTCTGCGATCCTCCCTACTCCTCCGGCGGAACTCATGCCGGCGACCGCAAGGCCAGCACGACGGCCAAGTACACCGACAACGACTTCAACGGAGCCGCCAGGCTCCCGGCCTTCTCCGGCGATAACATGGACCAGCGGAGCTTCACGGCCTTCATGCGATGGGTGTGCAGCGAGCTGAGGCAAAAGACCAGGGAGGGGGGGATCCTGGAGATGTTCGTGGACTGGAGAAACCTCCCCGCGATGACGGACGCCGTGCAGATGGCCGGCTGGGTGTGGAGGGGCGTCGTCGTATGGGACAAAGGCATCAGCAGAAACCAGCCGGGACGCTTCCGGAACGACTGCGAGTTCGTGGTCTGGTGCTCCAACGGCGACCTGCCTATTGACTGGAAGGCAGCCAAAGGCACCAAGGCCATGCCGGGCGTCTACCACGTCCCCATTGTGGCGCCGAAGCAGCGCTTCCATCAGACTGAGAAGCCCGTGGAGCTGCTGGAGAGTCTTCTGACCATCTGTCCCCCGGGCGGCACTGTCCTGGACGCCTTCATGGGATCCGGCAGCACCGGCGTGGCAGCCGTTAAAACCGGCCGGAGCTTCATCGGGATGGAACTGTCCGACCAATACTTCGAGATCGCTGAGAAACGCATCCAGGAGGCCGAGGACGAGCTTCTGAACGACTTTTAGAGAGTCGGCGAACATTGCAAACCAGAATGTGTTATACTGGTAGAGTGGAATTGTGAGAGCAGGCAGTGGCCTGCTCTCTTTCTATACAAAACACCGAATAAGGAGGCGGCGAGGTCATGCCCAAGGCAAGGAACTCGAAGGTAGACGAGGCCCTTGCACTCTACCAGCAGGGCCTCAAACTAATTGAAATAGCACGGAAGCTGGACATCCCGGAGGGAACTGTCCGACGATGGAAGTGCACATATAAATGGGATAGCGAGCGCTCGCAACCTGAAAAACCGAACGCTCGCAAACGAGGCGGCCAGCCCGGCAACAGAAACAGGGCCGCACCAAAGGGCAACAAGAGGGCCGAGAAGTTCGGCTTCTACTCCAAGTATTTACCGGAGGAGACGCTGGAGATCTTCGGAGAGATCCAGGACGCCGATCCGCTGGATCTGCTCTGGGACCAGATCCGCTTCTCCTACACGGCCATCCTCCGGGCCCAGAAGATCGCCTACGTCAAGGACGCCGAAGACAAGACCATCGAGAAGATCGAGGACCGCAGCGGCGCCGAGTCCTGGGGCGAGAAGTGGGAAGTGCAGCAGGCCTGGGACAAGCAGGCCAACTTTATGAAGGCCCAGGCCCGGGCGATGGACACGCTCCGGAGCCTGATCAAGCAGTACGACGAGATGCTGCACAATGACTGGGAGGCAGCCACCGAGGAACAGAAGGCCCGTGTGCAGCTGCTGAAGTCCCGGATCAATGACGGCGCGGATCAGGTCGGAAAGGTGGTAATCATCAATGACACAAACGACCCGCATCAGTGACCTCATCATCCGGAAGTTCTGGCCAGTCTTCAACGATAAGGAACACACCCACAAGATCCTGACCTCCGGCCGAGCGGGCACCAAGTCCTCAGAGGCTGCCATCGAGGTCGTGTATAAGATCGTCAGCGAGGCGGACTGCTCTGCCGTGGTCATCCGCAAGCGGCACAACAAGCTCCGGAAGACGGTCTACAAGGAAATCAAGCGAGCCATCAAGAGGCTGGGCCTCGACGAGCGGCTGTTCAAGATCACCGTGAGCCCCATGGAAATCACCTACAAGGCCAACGGGAACACCATCTACTTCACCGGATCCGACAGCATAGACGACACCAAGGGCATCATCGACGAGAACAAGCCCATCAAGATCGTCCTGCTGGATGAGGTCAGCGAGTTCTTCACCGACGGCGAGGGCGAGGACGAGCTCCAGAACATCGAGGCGACCTTCATCAGAGGCAACGCCGAGGGCTTCCAGATGCTCTACCTCTACAACCCGCCCAAAAACCCCAACGCGCCGGTCGTGACCTGGTGCCGGAAGATGGAGAAGCGCCCGGACTGCATCCACGTCCACGTGGACTACCGGGACGTGCCTCCGGAGTGGCTGGGCGCCAAGCTGATCGAGTCCGCCGAGATCCTCCGGGAGCTCGACGAGCGGCAGTGGCGCTGGCTCTGGCTGGGGCTCTCCATCGGCGTCGATGAATTGATCTATTATATGTTCGGCGATGCTTCCATCGCCCGACCGTCGCAGGATCGCTACCGGATCATCGGCGTCGGCGTGGACTATGGCCAGCAGAACGCCACCACCTACCAGGCGGCGGGGCTCAATGAGTCGCTGCACCGGCTGGAAGGCCTGGGCGAATATTATCACAGCGGCCGGGAGTCCGGCACGCAGAAAAGCCCGAGCGAATACGCCAAGGACTTCGTCGAGTTCCTGGACGAGCTGCATGAGACCTACTCATGCAGCTATTTTTATACCTTCATCGACCCCTCGGCCCGTGGTCTGATGGAGGAGATCAAGCGGGCCACCAGGGGCATCGGCTACAACGTGCTGATCCGCGACGCCGAGAACGACGTGGCGCTGGGGATCTCCCGAGTGCAGAAGCTCCTGACCTTCAAGATGATGACCGTGTCGCCAGACCAGGAGAACGCCGTCCGGGAGTTCGGTCTCTATGAGTACGACAAGAAAAGCATCGAGAGGGGCCGCGAGGAGCCCGTGAAGCAGGACGACCATGGCATGGACGCCATCCGCTACCTGGTCATGGGAATGTGGTCGAAAATCAAGAACTACCTGCCCGTTAGGGATAAAGAGGAGGAGCCGGAAGGAGTCATAAAATGAACATTTTCGAGTATTTCAAAAAGAAGGGCATCGACACCATCGACAGCTCCTTCTACAGCAAGATCACCATGTGGGACAGCTGGTACAGGGCGAACGTCAAACGCTTCCACCAGTACCGCGTCTATCATGGCGCCGGGCAGTATGAGCGCTGCCATCGCAAGAGTCTCGGCATGGCCAAGAAGATCTGCGAGGACATCAGCGACCTGCTGCTCAATGAGAAGGTCCGCATCACCATCAAGGACGCACCCACGGCCAAGTATGTCGGCAGCGTCCTGAACGCTGCGAACTTCTCCGTGCAGGGCAACGAGTACCAGGAGCGCAAGGCTGCCTGCGGCACCGTGGCCTATGTGCCCTATCTGACCAACATGGAGCTGGACGATCAGGGCCGCATCATCAGCGCCGACGTCAAAATCGACTATGTGGTAGCGAAGAACATCTTCCCGACCGCATGGGAGAACTCCAGGATCACGGAGTGCATCTTCGTGTTCGCCAAGACCTACCGCCGCAAGAAGTACGCCCAGTTCCAGCACCACAAGCTGGAGCCCTGGCAGGACGAGAACGGCGAGGATCTGGGCTACCAGTACGTCATCGAGAACAGCGTCGTGGAGTGCAGCTCCGGCGCCGGCCGTGAGCTGACGCCTGCCGAGTGGAATGAGATCCCGCACTTCGAGGGCTTGGCTGCCAGAGTCGAGACCGGCTCCAACCTGCCCCAGTTTGTCATCGACAAGCTGAACATCGCGAACAACGTGGACGAGGACGACACCAATCCGATGGGCGTGTCGCTTTTTGCCAACAGCATCGACGTTCTGGCCAAGATCGACCTGGAGTACGACAGCTATGCCAACGAGTTCACCCTCGGCCGCAAGCGCGTCTTCGTGGCGCCTGAGATGCTGACCGACGCCAACGGCTCCCAGGTATTTGATCCGGACGACAGCGTCTTCTACACGCTGCCGGAGGACTACTTCAAGAACACCAAGGAAGCCATGCACGAGGTCAACATGGAGCTGAGGATCGAGGAGCATGAGACCGCCATCAACAACGATCTCAACCTCCTGAGCTTCAAGTGTGGCTTCGGCACTCAGTATTATCGCTTCGAGAAGGGCGCGGTCGCTACGGCCACCCAGGTCATCAGCGAAAACTCCGATATGTACCGCACGATCCAGAAGCACGAGATCATCCTCCGGGATGCTCTCACCGATCTGATCCGCATCATCATCCGCCTGGGCAAAGCTGCCAACGTGGGCGAGCTGGTGGAGAACACCGACATCGTGATCGACTTCGACGACTCCATCATCGAAGACAAGCAGACGGAAAGAGCCGAGGACCGCAAGGACGTCGCCATGGGCGCCATGGGCCTGCCGGAGTACCGCGCGAAGTGGTACGGCGAGACGGAGGAGGTCGCAGCCAGCAAGCTGCCTGACCAGTCCGCCGGCGTTCTGATGTAATGGATCAGAGCTACCACGACCTACTGGCCGCCGGCGTCGAGAAGCGCTTCCGGGACCTGGAGATGGCGATCATGGACGACATCATCCGCCGGATCCGGAAGGCCGGCACAATCACCGACTCGGCCGACTGGCAGATCCAGCGCCTCATCATCCTGGGCAACAGCACCCAGGACATCGAGGACCTGATCAGGAAGGCCGTGGATGGAAACGAGGAGGAAGTCCGCCGGCTCTACGCTGAGGTCATCGAGCGGGAATACACCCGCGACCGCAGCCTCTACGAGCAGATCGGCAAGGAGTTCATCCCCTACGAGTTAAACCCCGAGCTCCAGCAAATCACGGACGCCCTGGTGCAGCAGTCCAGCGAGGAGCTCTACAACATCACCAAGAGCACCGGCTTCATGCTGGACAACGGCCACGGCGGGAAAGTTTTCACGCCCCTGGCCGATGTCTACAACGGCTACCTGGACGACGCCATCACCGGCATGGCCAACGGCGCCTACGACTACAACACGCTGGTCCGCCGTATGGTCAGCCAGATGACAGCCTCCGGGCTCCGGACCGACCACGCCTTCAGCGATGGCGGCAGCGACTACGGCGTGGACTACGCCAGCGGCTGGCACAATCGCGTGGACGTGGCCGCCCGTCGTGCTCTGCTCACTGGCTTCGGCCAGCTCACCGGTCACGTCACGGATCTGAACGCCCAGCGGCTGGGGACCGACTACTTCGAGGTCACATGGCACGCCGGAGCTCGTCCGGATCACGCTGCATGGCAGGGCAAGGTCTACACCAAGGAGCAGCTGACGACCAAGTGCGGCCTGGGCACCGGTCCGGGCCTGCTGGGCTGGAACTGCCGCCACACCTACTACCCCTTCATCCCCGGAGTGAGCGAGCGGCTCTACACCGACGAATGGCTGGAGGAGCAGAACGCCAGGGAGAACACTCCGCGCCGCTTCCGTGGCAAGGAGTACACCACCTACGAGGCCACCCAGAAGCAGAGGCAGATGGAGACGGCCATGAGGGCCCGGCGTGAGCAGGTGCAGCTCCTTCGTGCCGGAGGGGCTGACAAGGAAGACATCACCATCGCCCAGTGCAAGTACCAGGCCCAGCTGGAGCAGTATCGCAGCTTCTCGAAGGCGATGGGCCTGGAGGAGCAGACGGAGCGCATCTACACGGGACGCACTCCGGGCAGGATCTCACCGAGCCCGCAGGTCTACGCGCAGTGGCAAGCCGAGCAGGCAGCCAAAGCGGCCAACCGTGCGAAGGAACGCGCCGAGAAGCAGCGCAGAGCGGCCCAGGACGCCGCTCAGAAGGGAGCAAGCACATGATCAACATCCACGTCGATGAGAACAGCATAACCGTCACAGGGCACGCTGAGCGGCCTGCTGGCGTGCCTCCCGGCAATAACATCATCTGCGCGGCCGTGTCTTCGGTCACGCTGACACTGATCGAGGGGCTGCGGCAGATCGCCGGCCTCCAGATCGAGGCCACCACCGAGCCCGGCGACGTCCGGATCAGCTGGTCCAGGATGAACGACATCGGCAAGGCCTTGATCGACACCTGGCTGCTGGGGATCTACGGGATCCAGGGCAGCTATGGAAATATTACAATAGTTTAAGCGCCGCGAGGCGCTTTTATTATGGGCAGACGCCGCTCCCTAAATGCGGCGGGAATGTTCACGACACATCACAAAAACGGAGGAATAACAATGCACAAGTTTTTCAACCTTCAGCTCCTGGACGACGGCGGCCAGGGCGGCGCTGGCAATGGCCAGGGCGGCAACGCCGGATCTGGCAACGGCGGCCAGGCAGGAAACGCCGGGAACAATGGCGGCAACAACGGCGCCAGCTACAGCTTCCAGCAGGCCGAAGAAATTGCAAACGCCCGCGCCTCTCGTGCTGAGAGGGCTGCGCTCGCTTCCTACTTCCAGCAGCAGGGACTCAGCGAGGAGCAGATCAACCAGGCAATCGCAGACTATAAGGCCCAGCAGGCAGCGCAGAGGCCCAACGTGGACGCCATCACCAAGGAGCGCGACGACGCTCGCGCTGAACTGGCCGCTCTGAAGAATGGCCAGAAGCTCACCCAGCTGGGAGTCCGTCCTGAGTTCTCTCGCTTCGTTCTCTCTGAGATCGACGCCCTGATGAAAGAGGACAGCAAGCTGGACTTCGACAAGGCTGCGGCCAAGTTCCTGAAGGACAACCCGCAGTATAAGACTGGGAACAGTTCCTACCGCGTAAAAACTGGCACTGATGGCTCCGGAGCTGGCAGCTCCGGCGATAAGGGCAACGCCTTCATCAACGACGCCATCCGCAGAGCTGCGCGGAAATCTTTCTAAACATTATGGAGGTACAACCACATGAAAAAGTTTTTCAATCTTCAGCTGTTTGACACTGACGTCAACATCATCGACCGCTCCGGCGCGGAGTCTCTGATCCCCGACGACCGTGCGGCCGAAATCATCCAGGGCGCCATCGCCCAGTCCACCGTCCTGTCCATGGGCCGCCGTCTGGCTAACATGACCGCAGCCCAGAGCCGTCTGCCTGTTCTGGACGCTCTGCCTGTCGCTTACTTCGTGAACGGCGACGCCGGTCAGAAGAAGACCACCAAGCAGGCCTGGGACAAGAAGGTCATCTACGCCGAGGAGATCGCGGTCATCGTTCCCATCCCCGAGGCAGTTCTGGACGACGCTGACTATGACATCTGGGGCGAGGTCCGTCCTCGTCTTCAGGAGGCCTTCGGCCAGGTCATCGACGCCGCTGTCCTGTTCGGCACTGACAAGCCTGCAACCTGGCGCGAGGGCCTGGTGCCTTCCGCTGTCGCTGCCGGCGCCACTAAGGCTCTGACCGCTGACCTCTACACCGACCTGCTCGGCGAGGGCGGCGTGATCTCCAAGGTCGAGGAGTCCGGCTACTTCGTCACCGGCCACGCCGCTGACATTTCCATGCGTGCGAAGCTGCGCGGCCTGAAGGACGGCAACGAGCGTCCTCTGTTCCTCAGCTCCATGCAGAACACTGGCAACTACAGCCTGGACGGCTCTGCCATCAACTTCCCTCGCAACGGCTCCTTCGACAAGGCTCAGGCCCTTCTGATCTCCGGCGACTTCTCTCAGCTGGTTTACAGCATCCGCCAGGACATCACCTTCAAGCTGTTCACCGAGGGCGTGGTGCAGAACACCGACGGCTCCATCGCCTACAACCTGATGCAGAACGACATGGTCGCTCTCCGTGCCGTAATGCGTCTGGGCTGGGAGATCCCCAACCCTGTCAACGCCATGGCCAAGGACAAGGCGAAGCGCTTCCCGTTCGCTGTTCTGACTCCTGGCGCCTAAGTAAAGGAGGTGCAGCCTGATGTACGTCTCCTATGATTTTTACAAGCAGACCTTCGGGGACACGATCCCCGAGGCTGACTTCTCCAAAGTCGAGGCCAAGGCGGAGGCGGTCATCGGCTACCTGACCTATATCAACGGGGACATCTTCGCCAAAGAGGACAACCGCGTCAAGCTCGCGGTCTGCGCTGCGGCGGAGGTCGTCCATTATCACAACAACCAGGCCAGCGCAAACGGCAACCAGGCTGCAGGTGTGAAAAGCGAGACCAACGACGGCTACTCCGTGACCTACATCACGGAGGGCCAGGATGGCCAGACCGCTGAGGAGCTGCTCCGCAAGAAGATCCTCGAAGCGATCCGCGTCTACCTGCTGCCGACCGGATGGCTGAGCCGATCCCTGAAGGGAGGCTGCCGCCATGTATGTGCAGACTGCGATAACAGTCTTTAACAAACGCCTGGGCGCTGATCGGCGCGAGGTCTACTTCCCGACCTGCATCCGCAGCGCGTCCTTCCTGGAGAACAAGAGCTCCGGCCACTCTACGGACGGAGCTCACTCCCAGAGCCTCGCCTACAAGCTGAGGATCCCGCTGGGAGCGAAGATCCAGGACGGCCGGAGCTACGTCCCGGCGGAGAAGTTCCGCCAGCTGGACGAGGATGCAGCCGCCAAGGCGTGGACGCTCCAGACCGGCGACTATGTGCTGCCTATGGCGACCGAGCTGACGGCTCCGGTCGATCAGAAGCAGATGGAGGCGCTCGGCCAGCTGATCTACGTCAAGGAGTACGCGGACAACACCATCAGAGGCTCGGCCGCCGTGAAGCACTGGCGGATCGGAGGCGAATAATGGCGTTTAAGCCCATCACCAACCCCAGGGGCGCCATCATCCAGGGAAAGAACGGCAAGGCCGAGCTGATCTGGAACGCCGGCTGCGCCCCGAGAATGAACGAAGTGCTCAGCAAGAAGCAGGAGATCATCGACAGCGAAGTGCTCAGGCTCTGCGCTCCGATGGTCCCTAAGCGCACCGGCGCCCTGGAGCGATCCGGCACGCTGGGCACCGTCATCGGCTCCGGCGAGGTGCAGTACATCGCACCATACGCCCGCAAGCAGTATTACAACACCAGCCAGACCCGCAGCTACGACTCCAGGCGTGGCGGTATGTGGTTTGAGCGAATGAAAACCGCACACAGGACGCAGATCCTGAAGCTGGTCAACAAGTAAAGGAGGCCCGAAATGGTCAAGTCAATCATCGAGGGCGTCGCTGACTTCTTCAAGGACTGCCCTCTCCTCAGTGCCGGAGTGTTCCGCGTGGACGCCCTGGGAGACGAGCCGCAGGAGTACACCATCGAGACCGGGATCTTCAACCCGATCATCGAGACGTACATCGACGGCAGCTCCGACCGGCGCTACCAGTTCAACTTCGGCAGCCGGGAGTATTACAGCATGGACCGGCTCCAGAACATCGCCAACAGCACCTTCTACGAGGACTTCGCCAACTGGGTCGAAGCTCAGGAGGCTGCCGGCAATTTCCCGGAGCTGCCGGAAGGTATGCACCCGGAACAGCTCAGCGTGCTCTCGTCTGGCTATATGTTCGACGAGTCCATGAGGAACGCACGCTACCAGATCCAGTTAGAACTCATCTATCACAAGGAGGCATAAGCACATGAAAAAGTTCAATCTCCAGCTCTTTGACGAGAGCCGTGCCGCCCTGCTTCGCAACGCCATCGCGGACTATGCCGAGATCGACGGCGTCTTCGAGCTCATGGGCACCGGCTTCACGACTCTGGATGAGAGCCCCAACGCACAGACCGACAGCGAGACCTACATCAACGAGAGTACCGCGTCCACTGACATCACCGGCTACGAGACGGAGTTCTCCTATGAGTCCCGTCTGATCCCTTCCCAGAAGGCGATCTACAAGCTCTGGAAGATGGGCCGCGACCATGCGACCGGCACTGACGCCCAGCTGAAGTACGTCCGCGTCGAGCTGTTCAACCCTGTCGGCGAGCCCTCTGAGGCTGCTGCCGAATACACCGCCCGCCTGTTCACCGTGGCCAATGAGGTCAGCGACAACTCCGGCGCCGGCGGCGAGAAGATCAGCGTCTCCGGCGTGCTGCACGCTGTCGGCGATCCTATCCAGGGCAAGTTCGACACCGTGGCCAAGAAGTTCACGGCCGGCGACTTCAAGGGCAAGTACGACACCGCAGCAACTCCTGCGGCTCAGTCCTAAACAACGCAACAACTGGCTCCGCGCGACTGGCCTGATCAGGCAGTGAGCGACCAGGCACCAGCAGGCCGAACGGTGCAGCCTGCTGGTGCTTTTTAATAACACCGACCAATGGAGGAAAACAGAATAATGGAATTGATCATTAACAACGTCAAGCTCGAAGGCGACCTGATGGACGCCGACTTCATGGAGAAGTTCGAGACCGCGATGATTAAAATGCGCGACACGGCTCAGCAGAAAAGAAGCGAGAACTTCCCGACCGCTGCGGCCAACTACCGCGCACAGTGCGAGGTGGTCAACACCTGCTTCGACGAGATCTTCGGCGCCGGCACGGCTGCCAAGCTGTTCGGCGGCAAGATGAACGTCATGGAGCACCTGAAGGCCATCGAGAAGGTGAGCGACTGGGCTGCCGGAGAACGCAAGACCCTGAACGACTTCACCAACCGCTACACCCAGCGCCAGCAGAACGCCGTCCGTAATATGCAGACCGCGCAGTTCGTCTCTCAGAAGCACGGCAAGGGTAAAAAGCACTGAATTTATTGATCGACGGCCTGCCGGAACAGGTCGAGATCGCGGGCCAGATGGTCCCGATCAGCAGTGACTTCCGGACGGGGATCCTGTTCGAGGAAGTGCTGCAAGACCCAGGGCTCGATGATCTGGAGAAGCTCCAGACCGCCCTGCACCTGTATTTCCCCGGCGTCGTCTTCGATTATGACGTGCTCGATGAAGCACTCGGCAAGCTGGTCTGGTTTTATCGCTGCGGCACGGATCCCGCAGAGACGACGGGCGAAACGTCCGGCGCCGCCGACGAGGACCCGCCCTTCTCCTACGAGCACGACGCTGATTATATTTATTCCGCGTTTATGCAGGCCTACGGCCTGGATCTGGCGCGGCATCCCCTCCACTGGTGGCAGTTCCGAGCCCTCTTTAGATCGCTCCCTGAAGACACGCAGCTGGTCAAAATCATCGGCTACCGCACGATGAAGATCCCGGCCAAGATCTCCAAGGAGCAGCGGCAGCACTATGAGCATCTGAAGCGCGTCTATGCGCTCCCTCAGTCGGCTGACCGTCAGCAGCTCGAAAGTGACCTTAACAAACTACTTATGAACGGCGGCAACCCTGCCGCACTTTTGAATGGTAGCGAGGTACGGTCATGGCATCAGATGGAACCCTAAAATTTGATACAAGCCTGGACTCCGGCGGTCTACAGTCGGGGATGGGCAAGGTCGCGAGCATCGCCCAGCAGGCGCTGGGCGTGTTCAGCGGCCAGATGATGACCAGGGCAGTCGATAGCCTGGTCAACCTCGGGAAGACAGCCCTCGACAGCGTGGGCGCTCTCGAACAGAATGTGGGCGGCGTCGAGACGCTGTTCGGCGACACGGCTGACGCTGTCATCGCCGCAGCTGATCGCGCCTACCAGACGGCGGGAATGTCCGCCAACGACTACATGAGCACGGTCACGAGCTTCTCGGCGTCCCTGCTCCAGTCCCTCAGCGGAAACACTGAGGAAGCCGCCAAAGTGGCGGATATGGCCATCATCGACATGGCCGACAATGCGAACAAGATGGGCACGTCCATGGATATGATCCAGAACGCGTACCAGGGCTTCGCAAAACAGAACTACACCATGCTGGACAACCTGAAGCTGGGCTACGGCGGCACGAAGACCGAGATGGAGCGACTGCTGGCCGACGCTCAGGAGCTGACGGGCGTCAAGTATGACATCAACAACCTGAATGACGTCTACCAGGCGATCCACGTGATCCAGGAGGAAATGGGGATCACCGGCACGACTGCCAAGGAAGCCTCCGAGACTCTGGAGGGCTCCATGGCTGCGGCCAAGGCTGCCTGGGACAACTTTATGAACGGATCGAGCGACGCCGACCAGCTGGCCGACGCCTTCGCTACGGCTGCGGACAACATCGTCAACAACCTGGCCGAGATCGTCCCGCGCTTCGCTGAAACGCTGCCGGCTCTGGCTGGCGCCATCGTGTCGCAGATCCCGGATCTGGCCGCTGCCATTGTGCCGGCCGTTCTCTCTGCTGGCCAGAGTATTCTGGAGCAGGCCCGTGACGCCGTCCTCGACTTTGACTTCGAGGGCATGGCCGAGATGGTCGTGGAGTCCATCACGGACTTCATCAACGGCGACGGCCTCCGCTCCTTCCTGGGCTGCCTGGTGGATATTTTCACCGGCATCGTCAACGGTATCAGCTCCATGCTGCCGACGCTCCTGCCGGCTCTCGTCGAGCTGATCGCCTACACCGTGACCACCCTGATCGACCAGCTGCCGGCGCTTCTGGACTGCGCTCTCCAGCTGATCATGGGCCTGGCCGATGGTATCCTCGCCGCGCTTCCCGTTCTGATCGAGGCGCTGCCGGAGGTCATCAGCTCCATCGTGCAGTTCCTGATCTCGGCCGTCCCGCAGATCATTGACGCCGGCATCGAGCTCCTGATGGCACTGGTGGACGCCCTGCCCGTCATCATCGACGCGCTGGTAGACGCCCTGCCTCAGATCATCGAGGCCACCGTGACGGCTCTGATCGCCGCAGCGCCTCAGATCGTCGAGGCTGGCATCAAGCTCCTGGGCGCCCTGGTCGAAGCCATCCCGGTCATCGTGGTCGATCTG